ACTCTACTGGCCGACAGAGTCCCCTCACAGATCGCTATGGGCTGTACCACTCTCGTCGCTCACGCGCACGGATGGGATCAGATGGCTGAGCGGCAGCGAGCGGCTGAGGATGATGGGTTTTGCCTCGGACTGGATGCGGCCAACCTTGCAGAGGCTTTCGGTGCCGGAAATGCCGTTGTTACGCAGGTGGCGGAGTGGGTGGGCCGGAAGTTAATAAAGACAAATCAGCCAATGTGAAGTGGCAAAAGTGACAGAAAAATGATTGTCACGAAGTTTTTTTCTTATGCCCTGGAAAAATTCAAAATTTTCGAAAAAACAGTGATAAACGGTCAACCTCAGGAAGCGTGAGGCTTACACGGGAATTCATCGCTTCTTACACAAATTACGCACAGACTTATCCACAGGTTGCGTGTTGCAATACCTGTGGAAAACGCATTATCTTGTATCCAGACGAAAAAAAAACCCTACATGTAGGGGTTCGTCAGCTACTGACCTCGAGTGAGGCGAGCATAGAAAAAACTGCGAGTGGTCGTGATTCGGTCGGCAAACTTAGAACACAACCACCCGCACCATCTAAAGCTAAACAGTAGCGATTACGTTAGCCCCAGGGGGACTGCATTGAGCCAAACATTGACTTGAACGTCAACGGCTTCTGCTGAGCGGTTATCCCTCTGAGGCGATTTTTAGGCTTATCAGAGGTAATACCTACTATGACTATCAATACGAAACAAACTGGTCAGGACGTCGCCACACTCGCATCGGAAATCCTTCGCAATCCGCATGCATCCGTCACCGCGAAAAGCCTTGCTGCCTCTGCGCTTTCGCAATCGTCTTCTCCTAAAGAGACTGGCAAGGCGATGGAGACGATGGCATCCCATGTGCTGCAGTCTGACAAGTACAGCGAGACGACGAAAACGCTCGCCGCCTCCGTGCTTTCTCAGTCTGACAAGCTGCGCTAGGGGGTGGGTGATGGCTCTGTATTTTTTGGAGTATGACCTGCGAAAGCAAGCCAACTATCAGCGGCTTTACGATGCGCTGGATAAATTCAAGGCTGTTCGCATCCTTGAATCCATGTGGTGTTTTTATCGCAACGACACTACTGTCACCGGTATGCGAGACTACTTTCGGCAGTTCATCGACCGCGATGACGGCATTATGGTTTCGGATGTTTCTGCCTGGGCTAGTTACGGCGTCCTTGGAACTCCTGACCAGCTGAAATAAAATGCTTCAAAAGAGCCTCAGCAATTGGGGCTCTATTCCACTCGAACTGGCATTCACTACTTTTAACATTGAGACAAAGCGTTTCATACAAAAGCGCAACTGAAAAATCAATGACCCGCCTCACCTTTCTCAGCCTCAACCCTTCTCCTATTTGAAAAATTTAAAATAGGCGCAGTAATTTTTGACATCAGTCAACTTCTCTACCTCTTGCACATCAACATCTGAATACTTCATTCCTGCGTGCGTATTAAAAAACAACGCAACAATTACTGTAAAAGCTGTGCTGATCACACCTAAAAGAAAACCTTTAAAAGATATAACATGATGGTAAATTATATCAAAAGAAAATCCAAGCTGCGGCGCCCCCGCTGCCGGCATAAAGGTCAGCGGATAGATCACACCTATAAAAAATATACATAAAACCAAAGCGAGCGCCCAAGAAATCTGGCTTGGAGATTCAGGATCATTCTTGATCGATCCTAAAAACTCTAATGCAACCCTACTATGATGTCTGGCTTCACGGTAGCTTTCATTAAAATTATCATTGCGTGCACGCATCAACTCCCAAGGTATATCATTCAAAGGAACAAACGGTGTACGCGGTTGAACTTGGCTCAACATTGCCATGTTACTCATCGTCCTGCCAAGTCCCGAAAATCCACTCTCGCGCCCTTTTAAACGTTCAGCTTGCGCTTTGTATGCAGCTTCATCCGCTTTCCTCTTCCTGCTATTACCTTCAAAGATATCGGCTGCGATTGCTCTTAATTTTTTCTTTACATCCTCAATTTCTGAGTACTTAGAGAAGTTTTTTTCTCAATATAATTCTCAAGAAACTCGTCAGTTACCTCATCCAAGTCTTCCCCCCTTGGAAAGCTCTCTTCTAACTCCACTGGAAAGTCACGATAGCCCGACTTATTAAAATTATCATTATACCAACCAACATTAAAGCTATTAGCATTATCGGAAATTCTTTGCGCCTGAACTAAAAGATCTCTAAGCTTGCTTTTTTTAGCTAAAAACAATGTTTGATTGGAAAAGATTTTTGTAATTATGAATGCTCCAAAAATACCCACAATTGCAGCTGCGGATTGAGACAGGGAGCTAAAAAACCAGTTCCAGTCCATTGACATACTTTAAGATCCTGTAGGTCTACGCGAAGATTTTACAAAAATCTAAAGCATTCACCGAAATAATCCAAGGCCCGAGCATACCTCCGCTACATCTATTTGCACTTAACAATCCACAATTCGTCAAAATTAGTGGTGAATCCCTGACTCATCATTTCCCGCCGCATCCTCCAACCAGGTGTCGCGGGCACGCCCCCAGTCCGCAGTGTGCCTCGACCCCACTTCTGATTTATTTCATCCAGCACCCCCATCAGTTTTTCATCAGCCTGTGACTGCGACTGCGCAAATAGGTCATCGGTAAACTCACCTGCCCGTCGAAGATCCATTAACAGTACTTCCGCCTTGCTGTATTTGAAACCTGGCCGGAACAGACGATCGACCGCCTCTGTCGCGACCCTAGTCATCAATCGCACGTCGTGGGTTGGATACGGCAGTTCAACCAGCGCCCCATTGGCATACTTGGCTTCCTCTGGACTGAACATACCGGTGCGGATGCTGACGCGTATTTTCTTGCACAACGAGTTTTGCGCTCTCAGCTTTTCAGCGGCTCGGTGCACGTACGTGGCCACCGCTTCCTTGATCGGCTCTATGGTCGTCAGCCTCTTTCCAAACATGCGACTGCTGCAGATCTCCTGCTTGGCGGGTTCGGCCTCTGTGAGTTCCAGGCAAGACGTCCCGGTCAGCTCGCGAGCGGTCTTCTCGATCACTACGCTGAACTTCTGGCGAAGCGTCCAGGGGTCTGCTTTCGCCAGATCCATTGCTGTTCTGATGTGCATGCTGTCGAGATGAGCCTTCATGCGGCGCCCCACTCCCCACACCTCACCGACGTCTGTGTTTCGCAAAACCCAGTCGCGCTTCATTGGGTCGCAGATATCCACCACGCCGCCCGTGTGGGCTTGTAGTCGCTTTGCTGTGTGGTTGGCGAGTTTGGCCAGGGTCTTGGTCGGCGCGATGCCGACGCCAACCGGAATGCCCGTTCCTTTGTAGACGGCCGCACGAATGGTTCGGCCGAAGGCAGTCAGGTCACCCGGAATGCCGGTGAGGTCGGCGAACGCCTCATCAATGCTGTACACCTCAACGGCGGGAACCATGGACTCGATGATCGTCATCACCCGCTCGCTCATGTCGCCATACAACGCGTAGTTGCTGCTGAACACCTGCACGCCGTGTTGGCGCAACACGTCTTTGATTTGAAAGTACGGGGCGCCCATTTTGACGAAGGGCTTAGCGTCGTAGCTGCGGGCGATGACGCAACCATCGTTGTTGCTCAAAACAACGATCGGCGTCTTGGCAAGGTCGGGACGAAAGACTCGCTCACAACTCGCGTAGAAGCTGTTGCAGTCAATAAGGGCAAAGACCTGATCACGACCTGCCATGGTCGCGCACGCTGTAGGTCACTACGCCCCAAATCACCAGTTCATCGCCTTCCATCACGTAGCGCGGCGGATACTTACTGTTGGCCGACAGCAGCATGACCACGTTGTCGCGACGATGAAGGCGTTTGCAGATGGGCTCGGCGTTGAGGCCGGCAATGACGATATCGCCATGCTCGGCATTGATGCTGCGATTGACGATCACCAGGTCCCCGCAAAATATTCCGGCGCCTTGCATGCTGTCGCCCTCGATCTTGGCCAGGTAGACGTGCGGCGCTCGGATATCGAACAGCTCGTCCAGGGAGATGTGTTTTTCGATGTGGTCGGCCGCTGGCGATGGAAAACCCGCCGGGATCCGGAACGAGTAAAGCGGGAACGTTTCGCCGCCCGCCAACAGCGGGCCAAGGATGGTGACACTCATGATTCGAACCCGAATGAAAAATGGACTGCAGGAGCAAAGCGACTGTTCATCGCCTACTCATCACTATTGACGTCGAGCATCCATTCCACTGCAAAGGCCAGCGCTCCATCGGCCAGCTCAAGCAAATCACACAGGTCGTCGCTATCAATCACCTTGTTTGTGTACAGCGCGCGGGCTCCGATCAGCAGTGCTTTGTGGTGAGCGCCTGGTCGAGCGAAAAGCGCAGATCTGTCGGCGAGCATCGCCTGCCAGTGAGTCAGGTCTTTTGACGGTTTGGCAGATGTGACGGTGATTGAGGATTTCATCAGTTCGGTTTCCCATGCGAATAATACTGTACGCATAACCAGTATATTCAGAGTCCCCGGATGATTCCTACAGAAGTCGACGAAATGCCCTACTGGCGTCAGAGAACCAACTGATTGAATTATTACTTTTGACAGTTTCTTGAGGGCAATAAAAAACCCGCATCAGTCGAAACTGACACGGGTTCCCCCACACAAACGACCGTTACTTCAGGTCGTCAAAGTGGTCTCGCAGGAACTCGTAAAAGCGAAACGCTTTCAACAATCTCCATACGAGGCTCAACGTACGCAATAAAAGCTTCATACGTTTTGGCCTCCAAGGTTGGGGGCCAAACCTCCAGTGCGCTTACCGGACCATGCACACCTTCGGGGATACACGCCAGTCTATCCACGTGAGGCGGCCGGTTGAGTTCCCTCCGAGCCATCATTCCGGCACGGATGCAAAGCCGTGTCAGAGGGATGAATTCGGCATGTCACCGGCCAAACCTCATCGTCAAACTGGTGAGAGAGCGTCGGCATAATAACCTAGAAGGCAGAACGCGACCCGACAGATAAGCTCTTCTTGAAGTTTTCAGATCAAATCAACACCTAATTTTTGTAAACTGTTATTTCTGACAATATTACCCATCAGAAATATACAATCGAAACCGCTCACTAGCGACGCCGCATTAACCTCCAAAGACATGTAGATTTGGGTTGCAATGACAGTTGAAGATTACTAAGATGCGATCACGCCAGTGTATCCACGTGAGACACTAAGAGCCTCAGCCGCAAGCTGAAGCTCAAAAAAACCGCCCTGCAAAGGCGGTTTTTTTTCGTCTGTCGTTTTGGCAAATTATCGCCCATAACTTCATACGCTTTACCCTTGATGGGGTAAAAATAACGTTGCATGGATAGGTAACGCTCAATACCATGACCTCCACGCCAGTGCTTCCGGTGAGACGCACTAAGCCTCAGCCGCAATCTGAGGCTTGCTGGAAAAACCGCCCCGCAAAGGCGGTTTTTTTTCTCCTGCCGTTTGAGCATCACTCCTGACAGTCGCTTTCCTAAACCAGCCCTTTATCCCCTTCATCGAGCCTACAGCAGCGCTAGTCATCAAATATTGGGTGGCTTCAGGTCGCAGTTGTAGGCAAAATCTGCGCGTTGCGTAAGGAAGTACGCAAATCGCGTTTTTCAGCAGGCATCGCCTTGTTGGCCTTTCTTTCGGCGGGATATTCTCAGGACGTCACTGCACATTCAGTGATCGGGCTTGGTAACCCGACGAGTTGCGCAACAGCGCCCCCTCATCATTGACGGCTTTTTGAGTCGGCAGTCTTGTTATGGCGGCTGTGCGTGGGACGCCTTCGGGCGTGCCGGTCTCCTTGACTCCCGGTTTACCAACCTGCGCATAGCTGCCACCCATTTCGCTTGGTAACGAAGTCGGCAGCTCCTCATGTCAAGGAGTTAGACAATGCACACCGTTAACCCGCTCGAAAACCGGATTCACCCTTATAGATTCCTTTCAGTCTTCTGTCTTATCCCTTCCACCAGTGGAGGCGACCAATGATTGAAGAAGTCGAAGACAAAACCATCGGCCACACCCACTTCATTTATTGCGGTGAAATCCCGCTCTTCCAGGTCAGCGCTGGCGTTCCCGTCAAAGCGGCGCTGGAACAGGCATCTGATCTATTGAGCCTGGCTAAAGCGCTCGCCGAAGACGCTGCCTTCATGAAAGAAACCGACCGATACGCCTGGGCTTCGCATTTTCTGACGGAGATGGGCAAGGCGGTGATCGATGATGTGGTGAAAGCCGTTTCTCCCCGCCCCAAGAGAGTGATCCTTAAGGCTGCAACCTAGCGGCTACGGCACTCTGCATTTTTGGATTCAGGGGCGGCTGGGCGTACTGAGTGTGGGCGCCCTCCACCATTGCCTGACAAAAAACCCGACGCTGGGCCGGGTTCCTTTTTTGTTTATGCATTTCAATTGAATTGTTTACTTGATTGTCGTTTATGCCTGCGCGCCTGCACTCGTCAGCACGCTTACAAAGTGCTGGATGTATTCGCGATCTTGGTCAGACATAGCTCTGTAACGTGTAAGAAGATTCCGCTCTTCTTGATTTAACTCGGACATTTCGCTGTTCGGCTTTTCCATGCGGGTGTTCTTTTTTTCATCTTGATCCAAATGCCCACTACTCCATTAAGTGCATTGCGGGCGCAACGTTACTCAGGAGCGCGGAAAATCAAAACTGAAATCCAACGTAACGAATGTTCTAAATCTCGACGAGTTATTTCCTGGCGCTGGAAAGCTGGGTTACTTCGGCCATGGCGCCGACGATGCGATGCACAGCTTTTTGGTCATAATCGGACAGGCTACGGAACTGCTGGATCAGTTGGTTTTCGGCAGGATCCAGCGCCCCGGCAGGCTCTGGCATACGCCCGCCCGTCAAGACATAGAAGACGTCCACGCCGGCCTTGGCCACGGCGGTAAGGTAGGCGGAATCGGGGTTTCTCTCGCCCTTTTCGTAACTGCCCTGGGTGTTGCGGGTGATGCCGCCCTGCTGTGCAAAGGCATCCTGGTTGAGCCCTAAGCGCGTCCTTTCTTCGCGCAAACGCTCACCCACTCCAACGTCCAACTTTTCATCAGATGCACAACTTTTCAAGCTTCCACCCTTTACAGGCCCAACTCTTTGGGCATAATGACGCCTAATCAACACGGATGCACACGAATGGACACTATGCCCGCCCCACTCACACCCGAGCAAGCCCGAGCAGCGCTGGATAGACAGGGCATCAGCCTAGCCGAGTTCTGCCGCCGGCATGGCCTCAACAGCAACCTGGTGAGCGACTTGCTCAACGGCCGCAAGAAAGGACGCCGCGGCAAAGCTCACCAAGCCGCGGTGTTGTTGGGTATCAAGGAAGGCACGATCAGCACCGGGAACTGAGACACCGTTCATTTAACGCAAGGATGCCGCTATTGAGCACTTACAAACTTGTTTGTCCCCACTGCCAGTCTCGGATGCGAATACGCACGAGCGAAGGCACTCACATTTTTCTTCGCGTCGCCTATTTGCAGTGCCTGAATGAAGCCTGCGGCTGGTCGGTTCGGGCGCAGTTCGAAATGACGCATGAGATGAGCCCCAGCGGCATGGCGAATCCTGACGTACGACTCCCTTTGGCGGATGCTGCATTGCGACGGTCTGCCATGAAGCCAGTCGATACTCAGCAAATTCCGATCCAGGGACTGGAGGCCAAACAATGAAAACCACCCACATCACCCCGGACTACCGCACCTGCATGCAGGATGCTGCGCACGCTTATCTGTTGCGCCATCGAGCGGAGTACCTGGTCGACTCTGATCAACTGTTCAGCAGCGCCGAACGTCATTTGATTGTGGCGCTGGAAGTGCCGGCCAGCCTCGCGGCGAAACTGGTACATCTGGCCTGGACTGACATCCAGCAAGTCGAAGCGCTTTCCGCGTAACACACCCTCACGCCCATTTCCGTTTCTGGCATCCCCGCATTGCGGGGTGATGGGCATGCCATGCCTGAAAATCGAGGTTTCAATGGAAGACACTGTTTGCGTCACCCTCACACTGACCCGGATTGAAGCGTGCCGCTTGCTGGATAACACACGCCTGCTGCAGGTCGCCCAATTTAAAAAGCACTGGGATGATGAGCGATTCAGCTCTATTCCTATTACCGAGCGACGCGCAGCCTTGTATGCGGCGATACCTGCGATGTCGGCGCAACAGCAGCTGATCAAGGTCTTAGCCTGCAGCATTTGGGCGAAGAATCGTCGGTGAACACCTTCACCACCGCGCTGCATGCCGATGTGTTGCAGCGCCTCGCCAGGGACTACGGGCTCAAGCGTCGCTTGAGCACCGACTATCTGCGAGGCGGCAAATGTCCGGCTTGTGGTCAAAAGGAGTTGTACGCTCGCTACTCCGAGCCGTGGCTGATCATTTGTGGTCGTGAGAGCAAGTGCGCTCAGCGCTGGCACCTCAAGGAGATTTACGAGGATCTGTTCAATGATTGGAGCAAGCGGGCCCCCTCCTCTGAGCAATTTCCATCGGCGACGGCACGGGCCTACCTTGAGTTTGCCCGGGGCTTTCGTCACGAGGTTATTCAGGGCTGGTACACGCAAGAAACCTATTTTTCTGAGGACTTGAATGCCGGCAGCGCGACGGTGCGCTTCGCTCTGGAAAAAGGTGGCTACTGGGAACGCCTGATCGACCGGCCGCACCGGTTCGGCAAGATGAAGGCGCGGTTCAAGCCTGGCGATAGCCCGCGTGGATATTGGTGGTGCCCGCCATGTGTAGAGCTGCTGGACGTCAAGGAGCTGTGGATTGTCGAGGGCATCTTCGACGCCATCGCTCTCGTGCATAACGGGATTGCAGCGGCTTCGGCAATGTCGTCGGCCTTCTTCCCTGAAGAGTCGTTGAAAGAACTGGCACGGCAGCGCGGCGGCAAGTTACCCAAGCTCATTTGGGCGCTGGACAACGAACCCGGCGCGCACAAATACATCAAGCGTTGGGTGCGCCAGGCTCGCGCCTTGGGCTACGAGTGCGAAGCCGCACAGATCCCGCAATCGGACAGCCGCAAGGTCGATTGGAACGATCTGCATCAGCGCTGGGCATTCATCGATAGCGAGAGCGAACGTAGTGAGCAGATCGAAAAGGACCTGGCTAATGCTCGATATCACGGATCCTTGCTGATTGCGGAAAGCGCGGCAGAGAAAGGCGTCCTGATGTACGACTGGCGCGAACGTCATGAATTTCACTTCAGCTTCGACAGCCGTTTGTACTGGTTCAAGATGGACCTGGAGAAATTCAACAAGGCAATGCAGTCATTGGAGACGTCTACCAGTCACGAAGACCAGTTGCTCAGTGAAAAGCAGCGCCGTCAGAAAGCACTGCACCAATGCGGCGGCGTGGTGGAAATCGCCAACTGTTACCCACGGGCGCTGTACTTTCAGCGCAACGAAGTCACCGACGAATCCTGGTACTACTTCCGCGTCGATTTCCCGCACGACAGCGGTAGCGTCAAGAACACTTTCACCGGTGGCCAGGTCGCCGCCGCCAGCGAGTTCAAGAAACGCCTGCTCAGCATGGCCGCCGGCGCCGTGTTCACGGGTAGTGGCCAGCAGCTCGACAAGATCATGAAAGATCAACTGTTCGGCCTGAAAACTGTCGAGACCATCGATTTCATCGGCTATAGCAAACTGCACAGTTGCTACGTGTTCGGCGACTTGGCCGTTCGTGGTGGCATCGTCAGCGTGGTGAATAAGGAGGACTTTTTCGAGTTCGGCAAGCTGCGACTGAAGACGCTGCAGAAGTCGATCGCCATGCACATTCAGCGCGACAGCAAGCAGTACCGCACTGACTGGCTGCCGATGCTGTGGCTGTGCTTTGGCGCTAAAGGCATCGTCGCCCTGGCGTTCTGGTTTGGTTCGCTGTTCGCCGAGCAGATCCGCGCGCAGTACAAGTCCTTTCCGTTCCTTGAAGTCACCGGTGAAGCCGGCGCCGGCAAGACCACGCTGCTGACCTTTCTGTGGAAATTGCTGGGCCGCGAGCATGAAGGTTTTGACCCGTCGAAATCGACCCGCGCCGGCCGACAGCGCGCTATGGGTCAGGTCTCGAACATGCCCGTCGTGCTGATCGAGGGCGACCGCAACGAGCCGGACAAGGCGCACGCCAAGGGTTTTGACTGGGACGAGCTGAAAGACTTCTACGGCGGCGGCACGCTCGGCACCAAGGGCATGAAGACCAGCGGTAACGAGACCTACGAACCGCCGTTCCGGGGCGCGATTGCGATCAGCCAGAACGCCGATGTCAGCGCGTCTGAAGCGATCCTGACGCGGATTATCAAATCGCACTTTGCACGTCCGGAGGTCACCACCGAAAGCCGTGCAGCGGCTGACAACCTGAACCTAATCCCGGTTGAACAGTTGAGCCACTTTCTGCTGCTGGCTGTGCGTGCGGAAGCCCACGTGATGGCGAAATTTGCCGAACGTGTGGTGGTTCATGAACAGCATCTGCGCAAGCTCAAAGACATCCGTGTGGAACGGATCATCAAGAACCACAGCCAGTTGATGGCCTTGGTGGACTGCCTGCGCCTGATTTGCCCGCTCGAGGACAACCACGTCGCCACAACGCAGCAGGCGCTGATGACCATGGCGTTGGAACGGCAAGCCGCGATCAGTGCGGATCACCCGCTGGTTGCCGAATTTTGGGAAGTCTACGAATACCTCGAAAGCCTGGGCGAAGGCCCGCAGGTCAACCACAGCACCGACCCGAAACTCATCGCCATCAACCTCAACGAATTCGCCGAGAAGGCCAGCGAGCATCGGCAGAACCTTGCGGATCTCAAGACGTTGCGCGGTCTGCTGGTGAACAGCCGCAGCCATAAATGGCTAGAGACCAACAAGGCGATTTACAGCGCGGTGCGTGCGTCGCAGGCCGTCATCAATGGCACGCAAAAAAGGAACACCACAGTGCGCTGCTGGATTTTCCAGCAAGCGTAACGACCTGCAATTGAAGGATCACCCGGCGCCGTAGTGCCGGGATGTGTAAAGGAGAAACACGATGCAGATAGAGGTTCTAGAGCCCTTGGATGTGCCCTGCTCTGTAGGGCGAAATTTCAGCTTACAGGTTGGGCGTTTCGGCTTTGGTCGGGGGGCGTTATGAAGAAAAGGAAAGCTTTCCCCTGGTGTCTGGATTTGAACGGGGTTTGCGACCAGTGCGGGAGGTCACGGGCGCATGGGAATCATCGCAAATGCAGCAAGGCGCGACAGGTGGCTGCGGATCGGCTTCGGGTTGAGGAGGTTCGGAGTGGGGTTCCTCAGGCGCGGAAAAGAAGTGCTGGGTTGTTTTGGTTGTTGCGGCAGGAGTGAGGTAGCCGCCGCAACCGCACGATTTATGGATCACCGAGCAACACTCGAATAGCACAGGAGGTGCATATGGCGCATGGGGTAGAAGCCCGCGGCAATTCAGTACGTGTTTATTTTCGCTTTAACGGCAAGCGGCACAGAGAGCTTCTGCCGGGTGGAAATACTGCGGCCAACCGGGAGCAAGCAGCGCGCCTGGTCAACATCATCGAATACGAGATTCAGGCGGGCACCTTCGACTACAGCCGGCACTTTCCCAACTCGGCCAGCCTCGTTGAAAACACCTTCGGCCACTACCTGGACCTGTGGTTGAAGATCAAAAGCAACAGCGTTGCCGCGACGTCTTATCGAGGTTATGCCAACAAGGCTGAGGTGCATGTCAGGCCGAGGTGGGGCAAGGTTCAGGTCGACAAGATCGATCATCTGGATTTGCAGGAGTGGGTTTAAGACACGCTGTCGAAGCGGCTGAAGAACAAGACCATTCGGGACATTATCTGCAATGTGCGGCAGGTGTTTCGGCTTTACCGGACTCGCAAGAAGGTTGCGCATGATCCGACTGAGGGGTTGTTTGTGCGGCTGCCAGATCCTGAGGCTCCGGATCCTTTCACCAGGGCGGAGATCAAGCAAATCCTTGAGACGCCGACGCATCGAACGCAAGAACTGCTGATGATTCAGTTCATGATTTGGGCTGGGCCACGGGTTTCGGAGACTATCGCGCTGGCTTGGGAGGATGTCGATCTGCAGAAAGGGACGGTGACGTTTCGTCGGTCCAAGGTAAGAGGAGCTTATCGGGTCACGAAAACGCGGCGTTCA